TTAGTACCAATAGTATAATTAGGAGAGGTAGAATTAGTTCCCTGAATATCATATAGTATTTTTGGGAAATTGGAAAAATATTCTGACATTAGTATCCTTTTGCTATATCGTTCCTTGTTACAAGAACAGTCTCTTTAAATGTTAATCCTAAAGTTGTAGTCACTGGAACAGCATCACCCCCACCTTGAAAAAACGCAGGTTGACCAGAAGTTGTAAAATCTGTGGTAAGAGATTCAAGGAAACAATTATTAATTCTAAATAATGCTGGTTTTTTATCAGTAAAGTTGTCTTTTACTTTCAGACCATTTGCGTGCAATTCTATTTTCCATTCATCGGGATATGTAAATGATGATGACCCCTGAGTAGCTGGTATAGGTGCACTTCCTTGTTTAGATACTCTTCCTGCAGCGGGTAGTACAGTAGATACTCCTGGGTGCATATGAAACTTAAAAAAATATACTATATCCGCAATCTCTTTGGCTTCATCTGCAGATTCAGGAGTCATTACAAAGGTATATGAAAATGACCGAAACCCTCCTGGTCCTGTATATACTATAGCCTTGTGTGGATTTCTAACTTGACCTAATACGTTTTGTAATGCTGTTGATGCTCCCGCAAACATTCCACCAGAAGCTTTGTCTTTTATTGCTTTTGCGGTACTCTCTTTAAGAGCAGCTGATACTCTTTCACTAACATCTGAACCTAGTGCACTTCCTAATGCAGCTTTGACACCTGACATAGAACCAGATTTCATTGCGGAAGCTACTGCCAATCCACCTTCTCGATTCATTCCACTGACCAGATTTCCCAAAGCTCCCAATTCTGCATCACCATAAGTTTGTCCGTAATTCGATTTTAGAGCTTCTCCTGGCATATATAAGGTTGCTGTACCCGTTGTAGAACTAGTAGCAGATCCTGAACTATATGCTGATGAAGAAAAAGTAATCCGATGTTTATATTCTCCATCGGCTGACCCTATATTTAAGGGATATTTGTAATTTCCTGCTGCTGCCATTAGTATTCTCCAGAGTTTTTAAGTTATATAGATATTTATATGAGTTACAGAGGAAAGTTTCGACCAAAGAATATATCCAAGTATAAGGGGGATTATACTGCCATAACCTACCGTTCTTCATGGGAATTGAAGTTTATGGGATATCTTGACCGAAATCCAGATATATTAAAATGGTCTAGTGAAGAAATAATTATTCCTTATCGTTCACCTATTGATGGTAAACGACACCGATACTTTCCTGACTTTTGGGTTAGAATTAAAAGGTCAGATGGTATCATTGAAGAACGACTTATAGAAGTAAAACCAAAAGCTCAATGTTCACCTCCAAAGGGAGGGCCACCTGTAGATAAAAGAAAAAGAAGAAGATTTATTAGAGAAGTGAAGGTGTGGGGAACGAATGAGGCGAAATGGAAAGCTGCTAAATCCTATTGTATTGATAGAAAATGGAAGTGGACAATATTAACTGAAGATGATTTGACTAAATATTAGTATGGCTGAAATAGACGAGAGTTACTTAGATAAATTAAAGACCGCAATAGGTACAAGTACTGCTGGAGCGAAAGCTAGAGCAGCAGGGGATTGGTTTAAGGAGAAGGCGAAACAAGCTGGTGCAAGTGCTCGGATGAGAGTAGTTACACCTAAAGGACTTCTTGGTAAACAACCTGAAGGAAACATCATGATTGGAAATATGTTTTTCTATAAGTATGATCCAAAGTTTGCTAAGAAGTTACCTTATTGGGATATGTACCCTTTGGTGTTTCCATTTGAGAAAACTAAAGGTGGATTCTATGGGTTGAATTTACATTATATTCCACCTAGACATAGAGCCATACTAATGGATCAACTCAAGTCAAATACAAATAATGATAAATTTGATAAGACAACAAAATTAAATATTAATTATGATTTATTGAAACGATATGGTAGAGCCGTACCTTGTGTAAAGAGGTATCTAGGTTCTCAAGTGAGGTCTGCAACAGTTCGCATAGATGCGGATGAGTGGGAAATAGCAATCTTTTTACCAGTAGAGAGATTTCAAAAAGAAAGTAAAGACGTAGTTTGGAAAGATAGCAGGAGATATTACTAATGTTTAATCCCGATAAATTAAAAGACGTAGTTGGAAATCATGGAGGATTTGCGTTTTCAGACAAGTATCTTGTTGAATTCCTATCAATGCCAAGTCTCCGTTTTGAGTTTCAAGATTTAAAACTGTTGAGTCTTACTTGCGAAAATACATCACTTCCCACTAGGTCTATACAGGCTTCAGAAAAATTGATATATGGAACTTCATATCAAATGCCATATAAACATGCTTATGGGGAAATATCAATGACTTTCTATCTAACCGAAGATCTCGTACTCAAATCATTTTTTGATGCATGGTTAGACAAAATAATAGATCCACTAACAGGAGATATTGGGTATTATAAAGACTATACCTGTGATATTAAAATTTCTAAATTTAAAAGAAGTGCAACGAATGAAAATGCAAACCCAGCATATGCAGTTAAACTTTTTTCTGCTTGGCCAAGCATTGTAGCTGAAGTTGCAATGACTCATGCTAGTACAGACATTGCTAAACTTCCAATAACATTTCAATACAAAAAATGGTTGGATTTCACAACTGCGACATATCCAAACACAGGTGCAGCCGGTGGTGGATGATAACCTCATGAAAAATAATAATAACTGATTTGAAAAGGAGAATATTATGGCTTTGCCAAAAGTACAAGTAATGCACCACACCCTCACTCTTCCATCTACTGGAAAAGAAGTGAGATTTAGACCCTTTCTCGTTAAAGAGGAAAAAATATTGATGATGGCTATGCAGAGTGGAGAATCTAAAGATATGATTAGTTCTCTAAAAGACATTATTAATAATTGCATGGAAGAAGATATTAAGGTCAGTGAATTAGCAATGTTTGATTTTGAATATGTATTTTTACAACTCAGAGCTAGGTCTATAGGAGACACTATTGATATTAAGTATTCTGATCCAGAAGCTGTATGTTCAATAGATAGTAAGGAATGTACATTCTTAAGCATACTTCATATTGATGATATTAAACTTGAATCTATATCAGATCAAAAAGATCTTATTGATATTACAGATACCATCAAAGTAAAATTGAGGTGGCCCAAAGTCGATGATGCAGCTATGATGGATACTTTGTCTTCTGATGGAAATGATCAAACAAAAATAATAGAGAATACATTTTCAATGATTGCTAATTGTATCGAATACATTATGGATGGAAAAGAGATGCATAAACCTGCAGATTACACAAAAGTTGAAGTTAATGATTTTCTTAACTCATTGACTAGCAATCAATTTAAGTCTATACAGAAGTATTTTGAGACTTTACCAAAATTAAAAAAAGATGTGACATCCACGTGCAGTAAATGTGGTGATACTAATGTGAAACGATTAGAAGGTGTTAGTGATTTTTTCGCATGGGGCTGAGTCACGATTCCTTAGCAAGTCACTATACAGCAAACTTTGCTATGATTCAGCACCACAATTGGAGTCTCACAGAGTTAGACAATATGATACCATTTGAAAGAATGATATATCTTGAAATGTTAATAGATCATGTAGATAATGAAAATAATAAAGTAGAACAAAGTAAAAGGAAACATGGCTGAACTATCAGATATAAACAAAACTCTACTAGAACAAAATAAACTCCTGAAGGAATCTCAGGGTGGTAGTGCAACTGCCCAAGCTAAAGCTGCAGAACAAGCTGCTGAACGTAGGGTTTATGATGCTTCAGTTCTTGATACTCTGAAGTCTATTAACAGTACTATGGGTCAAAGTTTTAAATCTATGTCTGGCGGAGATAAGAAATCTGGTGGAATGATTGCTGGAATGTTAGGTGGAATTGGTGGAGCACTTGGTGGAGTAATTAAAGCTGTATCTAAAATCGGTCTAGGATTTGGTATAGGTATGGGAGCTCTTGGTCTTGGTATCGCTGCCTTTGCATTAGCAATAGGTGGTGCATCAAAGATTGCAGAAATGATGGGTGGTGATAGCGGAGCTTTGGCAATGATGATCAGCACTTTCTTTGATGGATTTAATGAAGAAAATACTGCAAAGATGGGAGTGTTAATTGGTCTAGCTGCTATGTTGGCAGGGTTTAAAGTTAAAGGAAGAGCTTTCGCGGGAGCAATGACAGGACTTGCTATGGGAATAGTTGGTTTCGCTGGTGGTATATTATTAGGAGAATCAATTCTTGGTTATGGATTATCGGAAATGGGAGCAATGGATGGTTCAAGTATTGCCTTAATTCTCACAAATTTTTTCACTTCATTGACCCCAGAGATTGCAGCAAAACTTGGAGTTATCGTTACTATTGCTGGTCTTCTTGCGGGTTTCAATGTTAAAGGTAGAGAGATCGCAGGAGCGATGACCGGAATTGGTGCTGGTATTGTTGGTTTCGCTGGTGGTATTCTTCTTGGTGAAGCTCTGGTTGGTTATGGATTAGCAGCGATGGGTGGACTAGATGGATCAAGTATTGCTTTAGTCCTTCAAAATTTCTTTGGTGCAATGTCAAAAGATGTTATAATAGGATTAGGTACAATTGTTACTATTGCAGGGATAGCCACAAAACTTGGAATTACTGATTTAAAAGGTTCTCTTGGAATAATGATGGGTATGACAGCAATTGGTGCTGGTATCGCAGGTTTCTCTCTTGGTATTATTCTTGCAGATGGAGCAGCTAAACTTGGTGCTATGGCAAACCTTGATGGTAGTAGTCTCAAGACTCTTATAGGAAACTTTATGGGTGCATTTGATGGAGTTGGATTTGTTGCTCTTGGTGCTCTGATAACAGCGGGTGCGGTTCTTGGAACTGCTCTTGGGCCTGCAGCTCTTGTAGCTGTCCCACTTGGTATGGGTGCAATTGGTCTTGGTATTGCCGCTTTCATGGTGCCCCTTCTAGCAGCAGATTGGATTGCGGGTTTGGGAGGAGATAATGCAGGAGGAAATTTAGCGACACTCCTTACAAATATTGGTAGAGGAATTGGTGGTTTTCTTGGAGGATTTGTTGGTTCATCAATGAAACAAATGGAAGAAATTGATGGTGACAAACTTGCACAAATAGGAAGAGGTATTGCAGATCTTGGTGTAGGAATGATTGCATTTGCTGGTGGTAGAGCAGCGGGAGGAATTGCAGACATTGCTGGAGGAATAGGTAATGCAATTACAGGTTTATTTGGTGGAGAAAAGAAAGGCCCGCTTCATATATTTGCAGAAATATCTAAGGATACCTCTATTAATGCAAATCGACTTTCAGAATTGGGTACTGGTATTAGTGACCTTGCTGTGGGATTGAAAGCTTTTGCAGATGTCAGTACTACAGGATTGATTGGAAACAGTTTAGCACTATCTGAAATTGGATTACCAGATATAGACAGTATCGACTTTAAAAAACTTAAAATGAGAATGCCAGACCAAACATTAAAAACTGATGCAATAGAAAAGAAAGTGTCTGGATTTAAAGAAAAATCATCAGAAGTGAGTGGTAAGAGTGGGAGTGTTACAATAATTGAGGGTGCTACGAATAATTACGAAGGTCCGAAAACGGTGAATCAAACAACTAACGCAGTTAAACTTAATGTTGATGCAGTAAAAGAAGAGTAGTAGGGGGAGCCAAGGATGACTCCCCAATATAGATTAAGCTGTTTCAGCTAACTTCTGAAAGTAATCCATTCCTTCATCTGTCTCTTCACCAGAGTCTGCTGCTGGTTTAGGTGGAGCCGTATAAGGTTGACCACCATCAAAAGGAACATCTTCTTTTGTCTGATTAGGGGGAGAAAATTGTGCTCCACCAAGACCAAGAACACGATCAAGTTTGGTTTTAAGTTCATCGAAAGATTTGAACTTATCTTCACTCACCAATTCCAAGAGAGAATGTTCTGTATTCCAGATTTCTTCCATCCTAGTATCATCATCCAAAAGTGGAGATGTTGCATCAAACTCTGACTTATCATAATTAGAATAACCTTCTACCTTACGAATCTTCATCTTGAAGTTTGCACCACTCCAAAGATCAAATGGATTGACTGCATTCTCATCTTCAAATGCTGGATTCATTAGGTCATTAATCTTGTCAAAGATTTTCTTACCGAACCGATAAAGTTTGATAGTACCCTCATTTTCTGGATGAGCTGGGTCTTTGAGGATATACACATTAGCTGTGTAATTCAAACGACGCTTCTGTTTACGAGCAATCTCTTTGTTCGCCTCAATACCAGAATTCCAGAGTTGTGAATTATACTCACTCACTGGATCTTTTTGACCAAGAGTAGTCAAAGAGTTTTCGATGTACCATCCACCTGGACCTTGAAATCCATGATTCCAGATACGAGCCCACGGAAGCTCTTCTCCAGTTGGTGCTGGTAGAAATCGGACAACAGCATAACCATTTCCTGACTTGTCCAACTCTGGACGCCAGTAACGGTCATCAACATCACCGAATGAATTTGGGTTTGAGATTTTCTCTGTCTCTTTGATAAGAGATGCGAGGTTAGTTTTACTACGTTGCTTCATGTCTGAGAACGACATATTGTACTCCTTATATTATTGTTTAGCGATGTATTAATGTATAATTATATTATATCATAAAATATTCGACTTGTCAAGCACCTATATTGGTAACTTGGCAGTCTTAGGTAAGAAGTTCAATACTTCTGCTTCTTCCCTAATCTGAGCCTTGAGTTTGGTATTCACCAACTGGGCTGCAGTTTCTGGTTCCATTCCATTCTGATCACAGTAATGAAGAATGGCGTCCATGTGACTTAGTTTAGTTTTATCAACTAATGCTATAATCTTTGTATAAAATTCACTTGAGGTTTGTGTTTGTAGTGCCATTAAAATTCCTTAATTTCATCACAAATTCCTAGTTTCTTAGCCTCCTTAGCATCCAACCACACATCTTGTGGTGGAAGAAGGTATTGTCTAATTTTCTTATCGTCAAGTCCAGTACACTTTTTATAATGTTTAATCATTCTGGAAGTGGTAAGATCAAACTCTTTAACCGCAGCGAAGAGTTCATGTTCCTTACCAAATGAACCCCAGCTGAACTGGTGAGAAAGTATAGAAGTATTTGGAGTTAACATTCTCTTTCCCTTTACTCCAGATATGAACAGTAACAATCCACACGATGCAATCATACCAAGACCAGTAGTTTTTATTGGAATAGCTGATCCTCTCATAACATCAATCAATGCGAAACAAGCAGCAAGGTCACCTCCTGGCGAACATATAACAAGATTTAATTCTGGATGTTTTTTCTCTGTAGTGAGGTTTGCTTCCATTATCCATTCAATCGCACTTTGAACAGAACTCATATCTATATCATCAAACATGAGATGGTAACCTGCATCATCCAGACTACTCACCTCTTTCTTAGTTTCTTCACTTGCCATAACAAATCTCTATTTAAAGGGTTTATAATATTATATCATTGTTTTCTCCATTTATCAACTAGGACGAGGGAAACATTCTTTACTACAATAAGTTCTATATCCAGACTCTGAGTGATATCGATTTCCGCACGCTCGACACGTTGACATTTTTTGATTAGTAATAACCACTCAAAAGTCACCCCTCGTAACTGCTGTTATCTCATCAATCCGTTTATTGAGACTGTCAGTTCTGCCGGGCCATTTAATCCATTCTCTCTTGTCACCATCTTTCGCAAGATTCTTGAGAAGTGGAAGGATCAACTCTTCTACTTGATTCATTCTGGTACTCCACTTATCGTTGAGTTCTTCTTTTCTATCTGCCATTTCATCACTCAAAACTCTCATACTATCAGTAAGACCTGAGATCTTAGATTCTATTTTTTCTAACTCAGGTTTCATACTAGCAGTAGCAGTAGAAACCGCTTCCTTTGCTGTATTAACCACAGTAGTTTGTTGTGCGTTGTACTCGTCTTCGCTGACCGTACTAAAACCAAAATCATTTAAGTCAGACATTTTCTTTTTCTCCATTTACTGTTGGTGGTGGTTTATCATGAAGTAGTTGAGATTCTTTATCCTCAGCATCATCCTTATCTTTGAACCAGTAATCCGTAGATTTTGCCAGGACTCCGACGTAGGCCCCAACCAAAATATTAATTAGGTCACGATGTCCATCTTTGAGGTCTGAAAAAAACAACAAATATAACAGGATTAAAAATGTTCCAGATGTAATTATAGAAAGAGTAAATCTGGCTATCCAGTTCATCTTCTTTCTTGTTTCGATTCTTTCAAATTTTAGAGCTTCCATAGGGTCATTTTTCCACAATGCTTCTTCTGAAGCGTTTATCATTTCGACAACTGTGTTCACCTTGTCATCATTATGTCTTGTTTTTCTAGCGTGTTTTATATTTTTTGGTATTTGTATTTTTGGTTTATGTATTTGTATTTTGGCCATTAGTCTTCATCCCATTCTAATAGTTCATGAACTCCCTGTTCTTCTAAAAGTAGACGATTCTTCCAATGTTCATCTTTGACATCATCTTTATTTTGGCCCGTGTAACCAACTGCGTAACCGTTCTCACACATCCACTTGTTGATGTTTGTCCATCCACCAAATTCATGTCCATCTTCAGTGCAGTTAATCCAAAGCTCACCTAACACTCTACCAAACTTACCTCTGCTATCTGACTCTGGACATCTACATTGTATTTCAATATCATCTCTGTCTGACAATATTGCCCAATGTATCCACGATGTTAATGCGACCTTAGATAACTTACCATAGATTTTTTCGTTCTTGTGTCTTGTTCTAGATTCTGGTGTATCGATTCCTAGTAGGCGGATTCTATTACATATCCGTACATCAAAACCTAAATCAAAAACTGCATCGATAGTATCTCCATCGACAATCTTTTCTACAGCGGTGATGTTGTAAATAAATTCACAAGGTTCTTCGTTGATATATTCAGCCATTAGCTAATCTCCAATCAAATTTTATTATATTATTTGGCCAAGAAACTACACACCTACCAGCATTGTAGGGAAGGTCAAAGTTTTTATAAGACATTCCTGTATTTTTTTCATAGACTTCTGGAACTAGATAGTATGGTGGTTTATCACCTTTAAGTATGTTATACTCAAATTGTCTTCTAGTCTGTTCTATTTGTTTAGACGATGTAGGTTGATTTTCTATAATAGCCATGATGCCTTTCGTAAATGTAGTAGGAAGGTTTTAATTCAATTCTGAATCTGTATTCTGTTTCAAGGAAAAACCTCCCCCCAAAAACCCATCTACATTACGCTGCTAGTGCAACGTGTGCAGAAATATAATCGTTATTATTTGCGATTAAATTATTTGATGTAGGTCATCGCCCTTTTTGTTCTCTCTGATATTCTCTCTAGTAATCGAATACCCGATGGCCCCAACAACGGAACACACATAAGATACAGCAAAAAGTCCCATCACGAATATTATATCCGTCAAACTGATGATAGTGCTTTTTATTTTCTC